TCATAGGCCCAGCCACTCAGCTACTAGATAAGGTAATTGAGGACAAAGACGAAAAGAATCGTATCGCCTTTGAGTTGAGCACGCTTGCAGAGCGCCATGCGAATGAACTAGCCAAGGGGCAGCTAGAAGTCAATAAGGTTGAGGCTGCACATAAGTCGTTATTCGTTGCCGGGTGGCGTCCTAGCATTGGTTGGTGCTGTAGTCTGGGTCTTCTGTATCATGTATTGATCGCGCCGATTGCAGGTATCTGGGTAGAAGTTCCTGAGATAGACCCGTCGTTGTTGATGACTACAATGACTGGGATGCTCGGTTTAGGCGCTATGAGAAGCTACGAGAAGACCAGAGGCGTGAGTAGGGAGAAGTAATGACCAAACTAATTGAAATGCTGAAGCTGCATGAGGGTGTACGCAGTCATGTATACCTGTGCTCCGCCGGGTATGAAACTTTAGGCGTTGGCCGCAACATCAGCGAATCCGGTCTTGGCTTATCTGAGGATGAGATCGAATACCTCTTAAACAACGATATTAAGCGCGTGCGAGAAGAGCTTGAAGATACTTATTTCTGGTTCCCCGCACTCAACGAAGCGCGACAAGATGCGATGATTGACATATGCTTCAACCTTGGCCTAACACGCCTGCGAGGGTTTGTGAAGGCTATTGAGGCTATGTCCCGTGAGCAGTTTGACATAGCAGCCGATGAGTTTATGGACAGTCGGTGGGCCACTCAGGTAGGCAATCGTGCTGTTGAGGTGACCGAGATGATCCGCACCGGAGACTACAAGTAATGCCACTACAGAAAATGGTATTTAAGCCGGGAGTAGATAGGGAGAACACTCGCTACACAAGTGAGGGTGGCTGGTACGACTGCGATAAAGTGCGTTTTCGGGGCGGTATGCCGGAAAAGCTAGGGGGGTGGAACCGCATATCCACTGACTCTTTCTTGGGTGTATGCCGGTCTTTGTTTTCTTGGGTGACGCTAGGTAGCCAGAAGCTGCTTGGTGTGGGCACTAACCTCAAGTTTTACATAGAACAGGGCGGAACATATTACGACATTACTCCTATACGTGCTGCTGTATCGCTCACAGACCCGTTCACCACTGTAAGTGGATCTACCACAGTTACGGTCACAGACGCTGCTGGGGGGTATATAAACGGCGATTTTGTTACGTTTAGCGGCGCTTCTGCGGTAGGTGGACTGACTCTAAATGGTGAGTTTCAAATAACATACCTTACAGGTAACACGTACACCATAACAGCTAGCGAAGCCGCAAGTTCTTCAGCTTCGGGTGGTGGCTCTGTAACCGCCACATATCAAATAAACTCTGGCCCTGACATTGCTGAAGCGTTGGTGGGTTGGGGTGCTGCGGGTTGGGGTCTTGGTACGTGGGGTGTTGGCGTTACTTCTACCGATGCACTTCGCTTGTGGACGCAATCTAACTTTGGTGAAGACCTTGTATTCGCTGCTCGTGGCGGTAACTTGTTCTTCTGGGATGCGACTGATGCAATCACCACTCGTGGCGTCTTGCTGTCTAGTGAAAGCGGTGCCTCTAATGTACCCACTAAAGTAAATACGCTACTTGTGTCAGATAATCGTTTTGTATTTTGTTTTGGCACAAACCCTCTTGGCAGCGGTGATTTAGACCCTTTATTACTGCGTTGGTCAGATCAGGAAAGTGCTGTTAACTGGACGCCATCATCTTCAAATCAAGCGGGCGATCTTAGACTTTCTAAAGGATCAGAAATAGTAACGGCCATACAAGCAAGGCAAGAGATCCTTATATGGACTGATTCGGCGTTGTACGCCCTGCAATATGTAGGTGCCCCTGCGGTATGGGGCGCACAAACAGTAGGTGAAAATCTATCTATCGCTTCTACAAAAGCTGTAGCGTATGCAAATGGTGTGGCGTACTGGATGGGTGTAGGCGGATTTTACCGATACGATGGCCGTGTGCAGACGCTACCATGCACGTTGAAGCGGTACATATTTAATGACTTCAACACAGAACAATACGATCAGGTGTTTGCAGGTACAAACGAAGGGTTTAGTGAGATCTGGTGGTTCTACTGCTCTAGCAGTGCTACGACGATAGACCGCTATGTTATCTACAACTACGAGCAAAATATCTGGTACTACGGCAACATGGGCCGCACAGCATGGATTGACTCAGGTATACGTGACTTCCCTATGGCGGCTACGTATAACAACAACGTGGTCAACCATGAGGACGGTATTGACGATAACGAGACCGGCACTGCTACAGGCATAAGTGCTTTTATATCTTCGGCACAATTTGATTTAGAAGATGGGCATAAGTTTGCATTCATACAAAAAGTGTACCCGGATGTGACGTTTGATGGATCTACCGCAGAAAGCCCCAGTGCTACATTATCTTTGTTTGCGGCACAAAATTCTGGGTCTGGACGCAACTCACCCGCTTCTGTAGGTGGCACAAACACAGGCGCTATAACTAGAACAGCAACCGCACCTATTGAGGCATTTACTTCTAGGCTTGACCTACGAGTGCGTGGCAGACAGCTAGCAATGAAGATAGAATCTAGTGACCTTGGAGTAAAGTGGCAGCTAGGCTCTCCTAGACTAGAGATGCGCCCTGACGGAAGACGGTAATGGCTGTAGACAGAACAAGTTATAACATAGAGTTCAAAGCCCCGGTTCTTCCAGATCCGCCAAATGACTATAACGTGCAGTCGTTTAACCAGATGAACAATGCACTGCGTATCTATTTTAACCAGCTTGATAAGGGTATACGGGACGCTTCAATGTCTCCCGCAGCGCAAGCTACTGCTTGGTTTATGAGCTAGTGGCTAATCAGTATAAAAACGCAAAGGTAGATCTAACTGCCACCACTGCGACTACGCTGTACACATGCCCTACGGCAACAACAGCTATTATCAAGTCTATATTGGTGTCTGAAGACTCAGGCAACGCTGACACAATTACCGTAACCATCACCGATTCTGCTTCGGCAGTATTTAGTGTGTTTAACGTCAAAGCAGTAGGGGCGAATACCACAGTAGAACTACTTACTGCACCACTTGTTATTGAAGAGTCCGAGATAGTTAAGGTCACCGCAGCTACAGCCAACAGGTTACACGTAGTCGCTAGCTTGCTGGAGGTGTCGTAGTGGAAAGTTTTGAAACCGGCCCATCAGAAGAGGACATTTTAGCGGCTATTGAGCGTCTAGAAGACCAATACCCTGCGCCCAAGCCCAAGCCCAAGCCTGAGCCTGACCCTGAGCCTATACCTCCACCCGCTAACCCTGCTATAGCCGTGCAAGGTTTACTTGGCGATGCTGTACAAAAATATAAAGATTTATTAGCTAAAGGCGTTACTTACGAAGGCGACATAGACGAGACTGACGACTACTATAATCTTGGGTTTAAGGAAGCCTTTGCTGATGCGGGCCTAGACCCGTATGCCGATATAATTGGTGGCGAAGGTGGACAAGGATCGGGTGCATTTGCAGGGCTATTTTCTGGTGGGCTGACCCCAGAATTATACTTATCTACTGTAGACAATGCTCCTGAGTATTTATCAGGGCTACGCGGCAGTGCGAATGAACAATCTGTAATAGAAGCCTACGCAACTATAGCCGACGCAACCACTACGGAAGAGTTAGCTAGCGCGTTAAGCAGCTACTACGGTTACGAAATATCTCCAGTAGAAGTTGATCTAGCTGCTAACGGATTCAAGGACTCTTACAAGAAGCACTCAAGTAGCTCCGCGTCAGACATTGAAACTTTCCAATCTTTAATTCGCCCAATACTTTCAGAGCAAGTGCCATACCTTATGGCTACCGAGGGGTTGAACTATCAGAAAGCCTTAGAAGAAGCACATACACGCGACCCAATGTTGCAGTCGTTGTACTTTAAGTACGGCGTTAACCCCTACCGTCAAACTGAAGATGGCTCTGCATATCTATATGACCCGTTCTCTACGGGTGAAATTAGAACCATAAACATAGAAGACAAAAGTGTAGAAAATGGCTTAAAAGCTATCGCTCTTGCAGGGCTTGGATACATTACAGCCGGTGCTCTAGCTGGGCCTATGTCTTCGCTTCTGTCTGGTGGAGCTTCTACTGGTGCTGGTGCCGCCGCTGGTGCTGGTGCTGGTGCCGCCGCTGGTGCTGGTGCCGCCGCCGCTGGAGGTACAACTCTTGCCGGTACTGTTGCTGCTAAAGCTATCGTATCAGGCGGTATAGCTGCACTACAAGGTAAGGACTTATCTCAAATACTTACCGCAGCGGCTACGGCAGGCATTAAAGCAGGGGCGTTAGAATTAATACCTTTACCCTCTCAGACAACAGGAATGGTAACCGTAAGTGGTCAGACACTAGGCGACATCATGCCTGATTGGCTGAAAATAACCGCTAAAATAGCTGGGCTGGGTTTCGATCCCACCAGTGCTGAAGGAATGCTGTCAACCGCAGCAACACTTATTGGTAACGGCGCACTTAGCGACGTAATTGGTGAAAGTGGCGACGTTATAGAAGGTTGTTTCTTACTCGCACAACAGATAGCTCAAGAAGAAGGTGTGTCTTCACCTACAGGCAATGATTTAGCTACATTCTTTGACGAAGCTGTAGAGATCTACAACGATCTACAAGACGACGGCTACTCACATCTTAGGATTATGGAAGAGCTAGGCTATGATCCTAGTGAAGACTTTTCACGGAAGGTGCAAGAATCTGACTTAGCCAAGTTACAAGAGCTAAGAGCAGGAACCGACCAAGCAGCGTATATAGACGCGCTAGGTAAAAGCAGTGCATCTGTAGGTAGAGAGCATGAAAACGCGGTAATACGTGAAAAAGTAGCCGCAGGAGAAGACCCAACAGAAGCGTCTTTCTTGTACCAAATAGCAAAAGACGCAGTAGATGCTTCTGCCGAAACTGGTGATGATAAGTGGGTTGTTGGTACTGCTGTTGCGTTAGAAGCGGGTGCAGAGATAGCACAGTCGTTCTTAGGGTTAGCAACGCTAGTTGGATACGATACAAGCAATACCGAAATCGCTAAGACTCTAGATGCAATATCTAAGATGGCTGGAGATAGTAAGCCAGAGGACTATCAAGCCGGTCTAAAAGACATTAGTGACCGCATACAAGCCGCTAAAGACAATTTACCAAAAGATGCAGATTGGCAAGATAGCTTCTTTGAAGTAGGGGCAGCTATATTTGGTGCGGCTGTAGATAACCCTACAGAGTTCCTTGTTGACTATGTAGCCAAAGAATTTGTGCAAGAAATTGTACCGTTTGCCGTAGGCGGAGCAGCTTTTGCAGGAGCTAAATTATCTTCAGCAGCACTTAGAAAGTTTGGAGATGATGCGGCTAAGAAAATAGCCGACAACATGGACGCATCTAAGATTGCTATGGATGCCACGTTACTAAGTGACGTAGCAGAAGCAGCGGGCGGTTCGGCTGGCGGGGCGTATGAAGATGCACACGCTACGTTTATAAGAAAACGTCAAGAAGAATACGCACGTATAGCAGAGGCAACAGGACTGCCAGCACAAGAACTTAGTGATGCAGATTTACTAGAGGCCGCAGAGTTTGCTACAGGCGTAGCACAGAAATCAGGAGCTATGGGTGCTGTTATGGCACTTACTGCATCGGAGGTGTTGGGCGGCAACCAACTAGCAGAATCTTTGTTTGGGCCTAAGGCAAATAAAGCTGCCGTGAGCGCAATGGAAGAGTTTGTTTCTAGGTTAGACCGAACTGCTAGCGGAGCAGTGCGAGAAGGCGTACTTGAAGGTTTAGAAGAAGGTGCTGTGCAGTATGTCACAGACATATCAATACGCGAGATTGACCCCGATAGGCAAGTGGCGGCTAACGTAGCAGAAAGCGCCATACTTGCCAGTATTATTGGCACAAACGTAGGTGGGGGACTTACAGGAGCCGCTGAAATATCTGACGTGGTTGCTAACGTAGCAAAAAACACTTCTGCACAGGTGCAAAAAACAATCGCGGACGCAAAAGCAGGGTTGATAGACGCCGCAGAAGCAGAGGCTAGGCTTGCCAAGTTTGGTATAACCAGTGATGGCTTTGGCGGAGCACAAACCAGCTTATTAAATGATGCGTTTGATGCGGATTACACAACCGCGTCTGAAGCCAAGCAAGCGTTTGAAACAGCTAATCCTGAGTTTAATGCGTCTGATGCAGATATAGACAGGTATGTAGGCAATAAGCCCGATGCCGAGTTAGATACGCAGGTAGCTGAGTACGTAGACAGTCGATACATAGACACACAAGAAGTCATAGATGCAGCGGCGGCAGAAGGGCTTACACTGACCGAAGAGCAAGCACAGCAGTACGTAAAACAAACTAGCGTAGATGCAGATAAAGTTCTTGAAAATGTACAAGGTAATTTTGACGAGCAGTACACCACCCCCGAAGAAGCACGGCAGCTATTGATAGATGCAGGCTACCCAGAGGGATTAATAACAGGACGAACAATAGAAGAAATACTAGGTGACGGCACGCTACCAGAATCTACTGTTAAGCAAAGTGCAACAGACTTTAATGCTGAGTACCTGCTACAACTTGCTAAAGAGACCTCTGATACCGATGGCGGTACTGATGATGTTGTAGATGCTGGTACTGATGATGTTGTAGATGCTGGTACTGATGATGTTGTAGTTGCTGATCCCGACCCTGACCCTGTAGTTGCTGATTCCGACCCCGATCCTGTAGTCGCTGATACCGACCCCGATCCTGTCGTAGATACCACCCCTACCGAAGAAGTAGATACAAGTGTTATAGATGACGCTGAAACTGTTACAGACACTTCTGGTACTGAGTTAGCTACAACCGACCCAGTTACTTCTACAACTGATCTATCGCAACAGTACGAAGGTGTAACTCTAAACGACGACGGCACTTATACGTGGCGGGGGATGAATATAGCTGCTGACCGCATGGCAGACATAATTGCTAATAGCCCAGATCAGTTTCCCGAAAAGCCAGACCGCTTAGACACTATAGAGTCTAACCTTACAGATAATTTATCTGCTGTAGAAGGTAACTTACTAGACCAAATAGCAGCTAATGAAGAAGCTGGATTAGACCGCGATCAAGCTCTTGCCGAAGCTATTAAGACGGTATCTAGCAATTTAGGTATTACAGAAGACAACCTGACCAAGATTATAGAGGCAGGAGATACTGCACTTTCAGATGAGATTGCTGATGTAAAAACTGATGTAGCTGATGTTGCTAGTGACGTAGCTGACGTAAACACCGCTGTAGATGATCTTGCCGCAGAATTAGGTATAACAAAAGACGAGCTTCTTGACACTATAGGGCAAACAGAAGAAGACCTGCTTACAGCACTAGGCGAAACAGAAACAGCGTTAACTGGTGAAATAGACACCATAGCCGCAGTGCTAGGTAAGCCCGCTCAAGACGTAACGTCTGCTGACGTTGATTTTGTTACTGACCTTATCGCACAACAAGAAGCACTGGCTGACCCGTCTACGTTTGCGTTCACTGAAGAGCAGTTAGGTTATGACGTTACGGGCGACGGTATAATCGACATAACAGATCAGCAAATGTTGGAACAAGTGCTTGCTGGTGAAACAACATTAGACCCACTTACCGACAATCGTTTCGCTGCAACGGGTGTGTTTGCTTCACAGTTACAGCAACAACAAGAACTGCAACAGCAGCTAGAGCAACAACAGCAACAACAACAGCAACAACAGCAGCAAATGCAACAACAAATACAACAACAAATCCAACAAGAATCTGACCAAGCTAGGCAAAGAGACCTTCTTGGTATGTTGTTGGGTGCTGATGACGCATTAGGGCAAAAAGTTGACGTAAAACAAGGCCCAGTGGCTAAAATTGGTTACCAATATGATATTGGTAGTGGCAGTATATTCGGAGATCCAAGTAGGGCTGGGTTCTATGGTGGTGTATCTCCTTATGGGCCGGTAATGCCTTTCACTAATCAACCGCCTGTACGACGCAAACAAGGTGGTATAATAGAATCCAATAACGAGTTACTGCGATTGCTCGGAGAAAAGTAAATGGCTACATGGTGGGACAGTTTAACTGGTGGAGTTAGCGCAGCCGCAGACTTCATTGGTGGGTCAAAATTAGGGCAAGGTATAGGCTCTCTTGGAGCAGGACTTCTGTTAAAACAATTTGGTCAATTAGGAGATAAGCCTCCTGTGGTTGGTTACCAAGGCAAGGTTCCAAATTATACGGCTGTGCGAGAGCAGGTGCCTATGCAGCAAGACCCCAACCGTCGCCCCGGATCAGGTGGTAGACGGTATTTTAGCGATATAGTGTACGCAGACCGCTCGGAGCGCCAACCTATGTCTGAAGCTCAAGCCCGCGCACAAGCGCAGCAGCAAGCAGAAGGGCTGGCAGCACTACAAGCACCCAGATTAGATGAAAAGCCCATGATGGCTACTGGGGGCATTATTGGTATGAATACGGGCTATTATTTAGGTGGCGTTACCGATGGTATGGCAGACAAAGTACCTGCTAGAATTGATAGCGGACAAGAAGCACGACTTAGTGACGGAGAGTTTGTCATACCCGCTGATGTAGTAAGTCATTTAGGTAACGGCAACTCAGAAGCTGGCGCTAAACAGTTGTATGAAATGATGTCAAGAACTCGTAAAACGCGCACTGGTAACCCAAAACAGGGTAAAGAAATTAACCCTAGAAAGATGCTACCGGCATAGAGGCGAATATGTACTATTACAATCAAGGCGGCACCACTACTTCAGTACCATCTTCAGGCGGAACTGCTGGAGATCCAGTAGGTAAGTCAGAAGCGTTAGCAGATTATGCTGGTGAATACGTCACTGGTATGTTGGGTAAGGGGCAAGCCGTTGCCGATATGCCTTATCAGGCTTATACAGGGCCGTTATCTGCCGGTGCTTCTGATGTGCAACAACAAGCCTTTACTGGACTAGCTAACTTAGCAATGCCTACTACTCCAGCTAATTTTGACGCTGCGACTGCACAGTCGTACATGAACCCTTATATAGAGGGTGCTTTGAACCCTCAGTTGCAAGCGGCACAGCGGCAAGCAGACGCCCAGCGATTGGCGAGCGCAGCTAAGATGGGACAAGTAGGTGCCTTTGGGGGATCTCGACTCGGCTTAGTAGAAGCAGAAGGGCAACGTAACTTAAACGAACAATTAGCAAACATACGTGCAACGGGTTACTCCCAAGCATACGACAAAGCTAGAGATCAGTTTGCTGGAGATAGAAGATACGGTCTAGAAGGGCTTGCTGCACAAAGAGCCGGTGGCGCAGAACAACGCGCTATCGAAGGCGAAGGCATTGCTAGAGACTACGAGCAGTTCCGCGAAGAACGTGACTTTCCATACAGAAACTTGGCTTTCCAATCATCCTTGTTGCAAGGGTTACCAATAACAGCACAAAGCTACTCTTACACCCAACCTTCCACTATAAGCCAATTATTAGGTGACGGTGGGGCTTTGCTAGAAATGCTGGGTATAGGTGGTAGTAGTGGCGGTGGGTCTAGTAGCGATAAATCCTATGTTGATGACATGATAGATGATGCTATAAAAGCAGGGGGCGGCTAATGCTAGGCGGTCAAGGTATAGCTGGTGAGATTCAGCGTAAAAAAGAAGCCTACCAAGGCAACCCACAAGCTCTTCAACAACAATACCAACAGAGTCAACAGTTGGTAGACCTCCTTGCACTGCAACAACTCAAGTCTGAGAAAGAAGCTGCTGCACGTCAGATGCAAATGCAGATGCAACAGAACCCTGCAACCATCGCACAGCAACGCGAGCAAGAAGTGCTCGGCATGATTAAGCAGGAACAAGGCCGAAAGCTAGGCGACGTTGCAAAGCGCACTGCTGGTACGTTGGGTCAGATTAACAAAAACGCACAGCAAAACGTGCAGCGCACGGCTAAACAAGGCTTGCCTGCTATGGGTGGCGCACAGATGGCTGCTGGCGGTATTGTTGGGTTTAAGAGCGGCGGTGTTACTAGCGAAGATATTGCAGATTTTAAGCGTAGTAACCCTAGAAATAGGGGGCTTTCAGACGAACGAATAAAACAAATAATATTAAAGCGGAGAAAAGCTCAAGAAGTTATGGGGGCAGTGGGTACGGGGGTAGCTGATATAGCCAAAGCTGCGGCAGGGCAACCTACGTCAGAAATAGAAGCTCAAATGGCAGCTAAGGCTGCGCCGACAGCTCAAGGCATTGCGGCTGTTACACCACAACCCGCTCCTAAAACTGTGCCTGACATGGGTGGCTTTGGGGTGTTGGCACCGGGAACACAACCAAAAATACAAAAACAAGATGACGAGCAAAGCGTTGTTCCACCAACAGAAGAAGCTCCCACAGCTAGAAGTGCTTTAGCGGCTGCTTTATCAGAAAAACCCGAACGCAGTGCAGCACCAGCGATGGGTGTAGAAACAAGCCAAGAACTTAAAGACGCCCTAAAACGTCTTGAAGGGGGTGACCCCGCTACCGCAGGCATCGCTGCAAGAGACCGCGCATACGATGCTATGGGTAAGACAGAGGGCGAAGCAGCGTACCAAAGAAAATTTGATGCGCTAGAAACGTTAGATAGACAACAGTTAGATCCTAAAAAACTAGGTATGGACGCTCAACGCGCAGGGCTTCTGGCTATGAGTAGATCTACACTAGGTCGTGGAGCGCGTGCATCATTTAATACACGTATGCAGCAAGAAGATGATATACGTAATCGTCTTGTAGAACGTCACAACGTAGATATAGACAAGATTAGCTTTATTCAAGATGTAGGAAAAGAAGGCGAAATGTCCTACAGAGACGCAGCGGCACAAGTGCAGCAAAATAATAGAGCGAGTGCTGATATATACGGTGCTATGAACAGCCAAGATCGTGCTGATGCAAGAGAAAGCTCTCGACAACACTTTGATAAAGCACAGCAAAACGAACGCCACTGGCTAAATACTTTAATAGCCGCAGCACAAAGTGAAAATGCAGCGTTAGACAGAGAAGAAGCGCGTCTAGCAAGAGATGCAGGGTACGCCCAAACCTTTATTTCTAACCAAACCGCTCGCCTTACTAACTTACTTAAAGCAAAGGATGATGCGCTTAAAGCAGAAATTGCTTCTGACCCAGAAGTGTTGCAAGCAGAAACAGAACTAGCGGGGCTAGAACTAGACGATGACGACTACCCAGCAGCACTTGAAAGAGTTGAAAAAGCTAGAAATAAAGTTCGAGTATCAGTAGAAGAAAGCTCTAATGGTGTGGCGATGGAAGCCTTAATAGAAAGAGTGCAAGAGCAGATAGCACAAGCAGAGGCTAGGTTAGGTTACGGAACTGGAGAGCCTAAAAAAGAATCGCAGACGCCTAGCGGAAATCCGTATGTATATAGTCTTGAAGATTTAAAAAACGTAACTCCTGTTAGGTAGGCAATTAAGTGCCACTACAAGTATTACAGTTCAGAGATGGCAGAACCGTAGAAGTTAATGCCCCTATTGGCGCGTCTAAAGCCGAGCTAGTTGACTTAGCAAACCGTCAAGAGCGGGTGCGTAGGGCAAAGGAAGCCTCTGAAGAAGCCCGTTTAAGTCTTGTTGAGGGTAGGCGGGGTGCATTCAGTAGGGGCTTAGATATAGGCACAGACCTTGTAGCGCAAGCTACAGGCTCCTCATTAGAAGGTATAGGCAGTCTTCTAGGTCTTGAAGGTCTTGAAGAATACGGCGCTGAAGTAGCTCTTGAAAATGAAGCTGATATACAGCGCAAGTCTAGGTTCCAAACCCGATTCGACGATATTGAAGGCATTGGAGACTTTGGCTCTTACCTAGCCGGTATTGCTGGCGAGTCTCTACCCGCTATGGCTGCGGGTATTGCTGGTGGTATTGGTGCCGCTGCCGCTGCTCCCGCTGTTGGTTTGGGGGCGCTAGGCGCTGGTGTTGCTGGCGTTGCCGGTGCCACTACTGCAAACGTACCGTTCTTCTACGGTATGAACCGTGAGCGCCAGAAAGACGCTATAGAAGCTGGGTTTAGAACTGAAGTAGACGAGGGCGCAGCTTTCTTTACTGCACTGCCTCAAGCACTGCTCGACGGTATTGTTGACCGCTTGTTGGTTGGTGGGTTACGAATCACAGACGAAGCTATCCGTGCGGGGGGTTTGTTTACCAGAGCCAGTAAAGGAGCCACAGCCGGTACGATAGTAGAAGCCCCCACTGAAATGGGCCAACAACTACTAGAACGTGCTCAAGCAGGACTACCCCTAGATAATGAAGAAGCACTTGCAGAATACCGTGAAGCTGGCATTGCTGGTGGTCTGTTAGGTGGATCTATCCGAGGCACCGCCGCTGCTATTGGTGGCGACAGCGTAAGACAAGCAGAAGAGAAGGCTCGTATAGAACGAGAACGAGCAGCAGAAATCTCAGGGTTAACTGAAGACGCCCCAGCAGGCACTCAAGGTGATCTGTTTGGGTTTACTGAAGAACAAGAACTAGCACGCGCTGAAGCAGCCCCTACAGTAGAAGAAGTTACCGAGAGGCGCACGGCTGAAGCAGTTCCCACGCAGGAGACTTTGCCGGGATTTGAACCCCCTCCTCCCGAACCCACAGACGCAGAAATAGCTGAAAGACTAGCCGCTTTCTCTGATGAAGACCTAGCCAAAGCTACGGCTCCCGCAGGTACACAACTAGAAATAGAAGAAGTGCCCAAGGCCGAGACCACTGACCGGCTAGAAGATACAGTTGATCCCGAAGAAGTACGTGATCGTGTATTTAGAGGGTTCAGTAAGAAAGCGCGTAGTAAGCCTGTGTCACAGCTTACACAGAAACAAAAAGCGACTGTTGCTGCACGAGTGCAGAAACTAGAGCCGCCAGAACTTGCAGCACTTGAAGACTTGCTAGCGAGAGAAGACGCTGCACGCCCCACTGACACCAAAGAACAAAAGTCTCTTTTATCTCCTGTAGGCCCACAGCTACGAGGAATACCATCACCGCGCACACCTGTAACTCCCGAAGGGCAAGCCATCACACCAGAGCAACAGGCGGTGCAGGATGCCGGTGTCGTAGCCAGAGAGGAAAGAGACCGTAGGCAGCGTGAAGCTGAAGAAGTCGTTACAGGGGATATGCCCTCAGAGGAAGTACGAACCCGTAGAGAACAAGAGCGTGTTGGAGAAGTAGTAGATGAGCAACGTGGTTTATTTGACCCAGCCGAAAGACCAGCCGACACAGAAACAGGTAGAGCTAGCGTTCAAGGTGATACACCGAGCGATGCAGACGCGCAAAGAGCAGTTGATCCCACCGTCACTCAGCCATCTGACGGATTACCAGTGGACACTGCTGGAAGAGGCGCTGTGGGAACTGCTGGAGGAGCAAGAAGAAAGCGTCGTACATTAGTACAGAGAACAAGAGACAAGCTCAAGATGAAAACGGCAGGGGCACCCACCCTGTCTCAGCCCGATGCCGAAACTGGTGAAATCACTGTTACGTTTAACGACGGTGAAACTAGGACAATGAAGGTAGAGGACGGGTTGTATGTCGCCACCGATAGACCCGACCCAGAAGGCAGGATTCTTGGCAGCACACCCAAGCAAGCCACGGCAGCGTTAGAGAAGCAACGTAAAGGGCCAGAGCTGCAAAAAGAAGCAAGCAAGCGTATCGGCGTAACTAAGACTAAGCGGAAAGCCCCTACACGACCCAAGGCAAAGGTAGTCAAAGAGCCAAAGGCAGACAAAAAGAAAGAAGCTGCCGATAAGAAGGCGGTTACAAAAGAACGTAACGAGTTACGTAAAAAACTTATAGCTGATGGTGCAGATCCCGCAGATGCAGCGGCAGTTGCACGACAAGAAGTAACTGACGACGCCAAATTCTCCACTCAACCACCAGAACCACAAGCGGTAACAGACAGTCAAAAAGACAAGGGGTTTCCTACATCTCCAGAGTTAGAACAAGGGCGCACTGCACAAGAGTTAACAGCAGAGCGTGACCGGCTGTTGAAAGAAACAGTTGGAGGCACCTTATACGACGCTGTAAAGAACATAGAACGGAACGCAAATAGTAAAGCTGAAGCCTTTATTGCGAATAAAGTAGCAGCGTTAATGAAGCGGTTGGAACGTGCTGGCGCTACATTTAATTACGCTGTAGTGGATATAAACGGTAACGAAGAGATAAACGGTACAGCGGGCACTACCACCGTAACTTTTTATGATTTGTTAGAAGGGACAACCGCAACAGAAAAGTACGCGGCAAGAGTTGCTTTAGTCCTTACCAACGATGCAACAGCAAGAGACAACGGAGTAAACCATAGAGTTCTTTTGCACGAAGCAATACACGCTGTAACCAGCGTAGCCATGCTGTTAAAGCTAGACCCTGTGTGGGCCAAAGCTAACAAAGGATCTAAATTATTCAGAGATATACAAGCCTTAGAAAACCTAACTGAAGTAATACAAACACACCTAAAAGAGAAGTTAGATAACTACAAAAATGGTTCTGGAGGTATGTCTCTGTTTGAATTTCAAGCAGCTAAAGGTCTTACTAGCAAACTTGGAAACAACGCTGCTAGAAACGCCAGAGAAGTTTTAGCGTGGGCGTTGACTGATAAGAACATGCAGAATCTTCTAGCTAAGATTCCTTATGACAAGGGCACCGGAGTGGTAGGTGATGCTAAAACAGCAACGGAATTAGCGTTTGCACCTCAAAAAAATAAACCGTCATTGCTTTCTGAACTGTTTGACAGGATACGCAAACTAATAGGAATGGCCCCCAGAAGTTCACAGCCCGAAGAATACACTGCGTTTACTGAACTGCTGCGTATTTCAGACTCCTTACTAGACCCAAGAGATGTAAGTCAAATAGTTGACATTCGTGCGGATGGTGGAGAGCGAGTCAGTATTGACGATAGGTTAGTATCTGATGCCGCTTTAATGGGACGCAACGAAACCGAGGCCCGTAATGCTTTAGACAAAGGCATCAAGAGTGTGCCGATTCTGAACTCAGACGGTGCAAAACGTATCGCTGATACCGTGTCTGACGTATCGCTGCCGCAAGCGGCTAAGGATTTTGTCTTAGGTATATTGAGTCTTAACGGCCTAGAGATGGTTGCTAAGAAGTATGTGCCTAAGATAACCGAGCTAAGAAAACTTGTACTTGAAGAAGGTGGGCGGCTACTAGAACTCAAGCGGCCCATAGACACTGCCGTAAACAAAATATCTAAGTTTGCAAAAGCAAACAAAGAGAAGGTAATTATCCTAAATCGGCTCATGCCGTATAGCTCTCTAATCGGCGTAGACCCATCTAAACCAAAGAGCACTTATATCGGTGATACTGAAAAGATGGATGCGTGGCAAGCCATGCACGACAAAGGCGGCGACTACGAAAGATTAGGGAAAGAGGGTCAAGCGGTATACAAGCAGATACGCAATATCTACGCCTCGCTGTTTGATGAAGTGGGGAGGGCAGTACAAGCTCGCTTAGATGCCACCGACCTAGATCCGAATGCCAAGAGAAGCATCTACGACGAGTTGATGAATAAGCTGTATAAGAAAGCTACGATTGATCCGTTCTTCCCTCTATTGCGAGAAGGCGAGTATCGTCTGGAGTACACAGCAACAGACCCTGAGACCGGACAACTAGAGTATTACACAGAAAGTTTTGAAACTGACAGTGCAAGAACAGCCGCTATGAAGCAGTTAACGGCTATGAGTGATGCCATCAATCTAGCCGATATGAACCCTTTTGAGAATGTTGACGAAGCGAACTACCGTGACGCTCCCGCCGGTTCGTTTGTAAATAACGTGTTAGGTGTATTAGGTAAGAACGGAGTAGATTCGACAGTACAAGATGAAATCATAAAACTGTTCCTAGATACGCTGCCAGAACGCTCGTTTGCACAGTCATTCCGAAGACGAGAAGGCTACCGTGGCTTTATTGGCGATCCAAGGCTATTACGCGAAGAGACATACCCTAAGCACGATATGGTCAAGGCGCTGCGAACCAGAAGTGCGTCTATAGCGCGACAGATTGTACGTTTAGAGTACGGGTCTAAGTTCCAAAAGTTACAGCAAGAGATAGAAGAAGACCTAAAAGCATTACAGAAAGACAACAAAGCGGACAAAAAAACCAAGCAAGCAGCTAAACAATTTGTAAGAGAAGTGCAGAAGCGTGTCAAGTTTGCTAAGAATCCTGACGTTGAAGATTGGGCTAAGAACCTAACAACTTTTGGCTTTACCATGACCTTGGGCCTCAACGTATCGTCCATGCTGGTTAACTTCTCGCAGCTACCGATGGTGATTGCACCGCACCTAGCAGGTACACGCGGTGCTGACGGTGAGTTGTTTGGGTTCAAAGAAACTACTAAGGCCATTGGAGAAGCTGTTCGACTGTTTAGAAATGCAGGTCTGACTGACGAGCGATACAAATACGTACCCTTTGTGAAGAAACGCCAAGCCATCATGGACATGATTGGTGAAGATGGTGTTGAAAAGACAGCCGTAGGGTCAGCCCCGTCACTGGATAACTATGACTTTGACTCAAAGGACATGCCGCCAGAGATAAAAGAGTTTAAGGTGCTGGTTGAAGTCGCAGCAGAAAGCGGTCAGCTTAATCGCTCTATTGTCTACGACATGCTTGATCTGGACGAGATTGACAGTGTGCGCGGTAAAATCGGCGCTGTATCTGGGTTCTTGTTCCATCACGGTGAGCGCATGACTCGACAGGTTGCACTGGCTGCTGCTTACCGCTTGATGCTGAACTCTATGAAGAAGGCTGGCAGAAAGATAGACAACGCTGCCATGCGTGAAGCAGCACAGTTTGCTGTCTATGAAGTCGAGCTTACCAACGGCGGCACAGCCGCAGCATCCGCACCGAGACTTGCACAGGCAGGAATAGGCAAAGTTGCTTTCTTGTACAAGCGATACGGCATACAGATGATGGAGTTGCTAGGCAGTCTCATCAATGATTCTGTCCGAGGCACAAAAGCAGAAAAGCAAGCCGCACGCTATCAGTTTGCAGGGGTACTTGGTGGGTCGGCTGTAGTTGCTGGGGCACAAGGACTTCCTTTCTTCGGCGCAGTGGCACTTGTGTACAACACGTTAAAGGGTGACGAGGACGAAGAGCTAGACACAGTGGTACGTAAGGCCATAGGCGAAGGATTCTATGGTGGTATAGGTAACTACCTCTTGGGCGTAGACGTAGCTAGCCGTATGGGGCTGTCTGATCTTATATTTAGAGACAGGCTCATAGAAAAAGACCAATCGCTATTCTTTGACATGATTGAAGTGCTTGGTGGCCCTGTTGTGGGTGTGGGTATGCAGATGGAACGAGGCTTTGAAAAGATGTTCCAGCAAGGTGAGTTTGCTAGAGGCATAGAAGCTATGTCACCCGCAGCCATACGCAACGCTATTAAGTCATACCGATTCTACAACGAGGGTGCTAAAACTCAGCGTGGCGATGCCATAGTGAAGGATCTACCTGCACCGCTGCTAGTGGGGCAGTTCCTTGGGTTTGCTCCGTCCGAATACACACGACAGCTTGCCGTGAACGCGCAGTTGAAGAAGTTGTCGAAAGCAGGTAACAGTCAACGCACTAACTTGTTACGCAAATACTACGTTGCAAATCGCTTTGGTAATTTCTCTGAAGCTAGAGAAATACGTAGAAAGATGAACGAGTTCAACCGTAAGTTCCCCACCCTTCGGATCACACCCGATACGATCAAGCGGTCTATGGCCCAGCACATGCGTACTACCAAGAAGATGTACTCTGGTGTGACCCTTGACCCCAGAATGTTTAACGACCTCAAGCAAAGTGCTGCCGAGTACGATGACACGCTGACAATATGGGAAGACTTAGGGTTGTAGAAGCCCCTTGCCGTAAGACGGGGACTACGACAAGGGGCCGGAGAAAGATAAGACCGTTAGGCAAGGAGACCGTGACCTTATCGACGCGGATAATATCACGTTAATCTCCAAACGCGAACACCCAGAAACTGCCCAGAAAAGCAACTTTTTGCTTTAATTTCCCACTCAAAGCGGTCTACACAGATACGTCTAACTTGTTCTAGGGCTTTAGTTGTGTTGATACACGGCACAAATATAGAACTACCAGCTACCATAGATCCCCAATCGACGACGATGCGTACACCGTCAGGGTTAAGGTCGTGCAGCCGTAGTACGCCCTCATCCATCAGGCGCTATTTTCTCTACCAAGCACTCTTCTGAAGCCCCCATAGGGTAGATATGTAAGGCTTTCCAATCAGCACCCATGTGCTTGCGTGCCTCGTTTGTTGCTAGCACTTCCGCTTGTTCTAAAGTCTCAGCCTCCGCAGATATAAACTTGGCTGTGGTTATGTGAACTTCAAAATCAAACTTCTGCTTCAGCGTCATCCTGTGCTCCGCGTGTTTCATCAAAGGATTTCATGGTTACTACTATAACGTCTTGTGGTTCTAATTTGAGAAGAGTGCCTTTGCCTAGACGTACCTTGTCCCGTTTCGCACCCATCTTGGCTTTCAAATCGCTTAGGAACGCACTGTAGTTTATCTGCTGTGCCGAGCACCATAACTTCAAGGGTTTGGGCAGCAAGTAAACTTTCTTTAGGTCAGTTTCGTATCGGGCTACCAACTTAATCTTGGGTACGGCGTCGGGTATAACGAGCTTGTCTAAGCCGTTACTCTCTGCTTGCTTACTACGCAAGTCATCAGTGCTTTTAATCATCAAGATGTTGCTGTAGTTGTCGTATAGATACTCGTTCAATGTCTGCTCTACAGACACGCTCATGTTCTCTACAGCGTTGAGGTTAGCTTCAAGTAACTTCATTGACCAATTAAAAACTTCTTCTACGTCATAGTCCAGCAACCCTAGTTTCTTAGCAAAGAAAATACCTGTAAGTGTGCAAGCAACCCCTGCTGACCAGAACCTATTCTCTGCCTTGAGTCCCGCTGTAGTGTCAACCCGAACCTGCATCTCTCTAAGTTTTTGCTTTACTTCTTCTACATTCTGTATAACCCATTGTATGTAAGGCACTCCTGCATGACCGTAGTTAGCTGTTAACTTCGCTTCAAACGCATCTGTCATGCGCTTATCGTCTACAGAGTCAAACACTTTCTGAGCAGGCCACTCCAGCATACGTTGTGCTTCGGCTTTGGGCTGTTGTTTCTTTGCGCTAATCTTCTCTATAACACTAGAGTTACCAGAAGTAACAGATAAGAACTTCCACGGTTCTCCGCGTGTTCGTTCTAAGTTAGCCCCACCTGCCATACGCCCTCGTTGCTGACCAGAAGATAGCTGATACGCTAAGTCACTCAGCTTGTCGTCCTTCTCGTTTGTTAGCTCGTCTATGTAGAACGGTAGGTTATGCAGCACCTCTGCACGATTGAACTTCATGGACTCAGTATCACGTTCATCCAGCATCGTATTCTTAACACCACCCCATACCGATGCCGCCACTTGCATACATGCAGACTTACCACAACCGCTTATGTTGGCGTGTATGTGCAGAGCACAAGCGTTCTGAGGTAAGAAGTGCATAAGAGGTGCGCCGAATGCAGTGCCCACTACGTACTGGTGCATCACTAGATCCGGTCTGGTGTTGTAGAAATTAGCCATCTCTTTCCACGCTTCTAGGGTGCCCTTGGGTTCAAAGTAAGGAATTAACGCTGCTGTAGGCGTGGATGGTGGGTTGTACTTTATCTCGTTGGCGTGTACTTCTTTATCACCTACAACAAATGCAGTCGCCTCATCATCTACCCAGCCAAACTGTCGCCGCGCCACATCTGCTGTAGAAGTGGCCTGTAGTTCATTTATCCAAGTAACCATATATTGCAACAAGTCATCTATTCTAGGGACAGCAACACCGTTCATTGCCATCTGTTTTCGGAACTCTTCTTTTGAGATAACCGCAGTGAGCGGTAGTGTGAACTCGCGCACCCCGTCTTTTGGTAGGTGTAACCTAAACACAACTGACTCGCCAGCTTCTACATCCACCAGCCGTTTCGTTATGTACAAGTCATTGTGGTAGATAACCTTCTCGTCTACCTCTCCGTCTATACTGACGTTGCGAACATAGATACCGCCAGATGCGCCTCGAAAGTATGGGCGTGGGTACGCTGGTATAACGTATTCTGAGATGTTCTCTACGTCGTATAGATTATCCTCAAACAAGTCAGAGGCTTCACTATAGGTGCCATCTTCGCTTAGTTCAGCTTCAGCAATCTTGCGACCTAAAGCTATCGGTGACTTTATCTTGCCCCAGTGAGGACATTCGGTGCATATACCCGCCTCGTTTTCATCAAACGTCGTGCAGCGGTACGGCCCCTTAATTAGATCTAACTTCTTGAGCGTAAGCTCTGGCGTGTACTCAGGGTGCTTCTCTGATATTTTCTGTGCCGCTTTATCACCGTCTTCGCAGAATTTGGCTATAGATAACCCTGCTCTCCACATAGGTTCGCTTGCTTCAGCTTGCCCACTTATTATTCGTTTTAGTTGCCTACAG